AAAAAGAAGAAAAAAAAGATGAGACTGAGGAAAAATAATTGTAATTATTAATCACAATAAACATGGCAAAGACAAAGAGTAAAATGGAAGTTATGGAAGCACCACCTAAAGCAAAGGTGACTAGAATTGAAGGTAGAGCAGAATTGGTAGGTATGCCATCCGAGCCTCTTAATTTAGTAGGCTTGAGAGCTAGAGTTTCCATGATGAGTCCTAATACTGTAGGCGATGATTTTAGAAGATTAATTGAAGCAGGGTTGGTTGAGAATCCAAGAGCTTGTTATAACGAATTAAAAAGATTAGGATATAGTGCAGAACTAAATAGAGCTAATATATCTTTTACTGAGTCAAAATGAAAAGAGAGGCAATAAGCGAATCGTTATCTAGTTTGTATGTCGTAACCGAACAGGTTAAGGATGACTTTATTAAACTAGCTGATGGAGTTGATATTGAAAACCTGACTAAAGGTGATAAAGATCCTATGTTCATTACTAAGGAAGTGGCTCATGAAGGAGTATCTAAAAATAAAAACTTTTACAGTAGAAAAGCAATCAAGGAGATTTATAAACAAATACTTGAAAAAAAGCCTAATGGCTATAAAGGTCATATTGATCCTAAAGATAGAGGTACTGTTAATCCAACTTCTCGAACAATTTGGATAGGAGCAGGACTCAAGGAAGTAGATGGTTTACTAAGCGTTTACGCTAAAGGTTATATTCTTCCTAAAGAATCGAAGTTTAAAGACTATTTGCGAAGGGCTGTTTCTGCTGGTAAGGAAATTCCTACTAGCATTAATGGGATCTCTGATAGAGTTTATGATCGAGTTAGGAAGGTCATGAACATACAAAATTTTGAGCTTGAGTCTATTGACTGGGCTAGAGATTTTGCTGAAGGGATCAAGTCTTTGGATAAGACTGCTTTGTTAACTACTGAAATGGATTCTAATTTAGATAATAATACTATGGACTATAAAGATATCACCCTTAAAGGGTTAAAGGAAAATAGACCTGATCTTGTCGAAAAGATCGAGGAAAGGTCCAACTCTAAAAAAGTTGTGACTGAAATGGCAGTAGCTATGGAAGTTGAGGAATCAGAATTGTTAGACAAACTAACTAACCTCAATGAAGAACTAGAAAAAACTAAAAGTAGAGTTTCTGAGATGATGGCTATGCAAGGCGATTTGGTCCTTGAAACAACTGTTAATCAGAAGGTAAGCGATCCAGCATTAAGAACTGCTGTCGTGATGATGAGTAAAGAAAAGGTCAAAACTATTGTAAATGAAATGAACGGTGACTTTGATTCCTCTAAAATTGAGGAGCTAGTCGTGAGTGAAATGAAAACTCCTGAAATGGTGGCTTTGTTAAGGACAAAAACTGACAGTTCATTCGGTCAAGATGAACAACCTGTTAGGAAGTCTGAAGGATTGACAAAAAAGGTAGCCTTTGAAGGATAATTTATTTATTTAAAAAAACTAATTATGAAAAACACACTAGTAAAGACAGACGCTGTACAAGACTACAGATTTACTGTCGATGAAAAGGTGGAAGCAAATACTCCATATTTGGCTAATGGCTTTCATGGGTTCGTAATGAATGAGGCAGTATCTGGAGAGGAAACGATCATGGATATTTCTTCAAGAACATGGCAGTTAAATATTGGCCAATTATCTCTTAATGAGGGTGACGATATTTATATTGATACAGATAATGCGCTTACTGACGATGATACAGATCATTGGTTCGGTAAGTTAGTTAGTGATCCTGATGCAGATGGAATAGCTGATGTATGGGTTGCACCACAAGGAGAAACCGCTTAATTTTTATATATACTAAAATGTTCGATAATTTAACAAAATACGAATTCAGAGAAATGAGCGATGAGGCTGTCGAAAAGTCAAAAGCTATAATCTCGGCAAAAGAACATCTTGAATGGAATGGCAAACAGTCTATTCAGGAAATGATCAGTACCTCAGAAGGTGGTAAGGATTTTGTAGAAAAAATTACTTATGATCTTTATAGAGGTAGAGAAAGAGTAGAGCTAGTTTACAAAAATTTCTATGATACACAAGTAGATGCTAACTATCCTGAACTGATAACGGATAAATCTATGGGTAAAGTAGAGGTTGTATTCCTAAAAGTTTTAGAGAATGAAAATGTAAGATTTGGTAGACTAGGTGCAGGTGAGGAAAAAGTTGTAAGGTTCTATACTTACGCAACTGGAGTTGAGATAACCGAGGACATGATTGAATACAATCAAACTTGGGCAATCTCTGAAGTATCATTGTCATTTGGAGAAGCATACAATATGTTGCTTAACCACATGCACTTGAGTCCTATCATCTCTGGTACTTATGTAACAACTGCTGGTGGTCTTGCAACACAGAAAACAACACAAAATGCAGGAACGCCTCAATTAGTCGCATTTGATACAACACTAGAGAAAACTTTAAGAAATGCATTACAAGTATTTCCTAATGGAACAAAAATACTTGCAAATAGCTTTGATCAGAATACGCTTGAAGCTGCATTGTTTAGTTCAATGTATGCAGATAATACTCCGACAAACCTAAAAAGAAGTATCAAACCAACTGATATTATCTACTATGATGGAGCAGAAATAACCGTAGGTGATAAAACTTACACCTATGATGGAGTTGCAGAAGGTTTTGTTTACCTTATAGCACCTAAGAGACAATTCAAGGAAAAAGTAAAACACGATCTTAGATTATCAACATTGGATGAGAATCCAAGAAGATTGATAGCTGGAGGTTCTGTTGGAAGATCCAGAAGGGCAGTATACGCTGCACTTGGTGGAAAATATGGAGCAATCAAAATTGATATAGCTGCATAAAAAAGATTTTAGTCTTTTGTTGGGAGGTTCTTTACAGAGCCTCCCTTTTTATTTAGAATGAGAATATATATCGCAAGACTATGTTAATAAATTGGTACGCTAGTATCGGTCAAGGAGAAGGTTATTCTGGAGCTTCTGAAAATATCGTCACCTCACTTACCTCTAAGGGCATTGATGTCAGAGTTTTATCTGTTAGTAAAGTTATTAGAGAGAACCTAACTGATAAAGGAAAACTTGCTATTGATGCTCCGTTTAAAATGGGAGATGTAGGAATTGCCTTTGGTTTTCCTAACTCTTTTAATTCCATAATGAACAGAGTAAAGATAGGTTTTACAATGTTTGAAACTAACAAGCTACCTAATGGAAAAGGGTACAGAAACGAGGGTAATTCATGGGCTGGTATTACAGGAGATAGTAAAGATATGATCAATACACTAAATGAATTATGGACACCTTCTAGGCACAATAGAGAGCTATTTTTAAAATCTGGAGTAACTGTCCCTGTCCATATTATGCCACTTGGAGTCAATCCAGAATTATTTTTTGATTTTAGTAAGGAGAGAGAAGCAAGGAGAGCTAACAGACCTTTCACTTTCCTTATTCTTGGTACTCTCACAAGTAGAAAAAATGTTGGTGCTGTTATAACTGCATTCATGGAATTGTTTACTGGAAACGATGATGTAAGATTAATTGTAAAGTCTAAGTCAGGCACTATGGCATCTATGGAATTCCCCAAGGGAGTTAATATCCAGATCATTGATAGAAACAGTACCATTACAGAATTACAGGAATATTATATGAACGCAGACTGCTTTGTCTTTCCAAGCAGAGGAGAGGGTTTTGGTTTACCACCTCTTGAAGCAATGGCTACAGGATTACCGACTATTGTAGCTAATAATACTGGAATGAGTGAATATTGTAATGATGAATATAACTATCCTCTAAATGATTATGAGCTTGTACCTGCATCAAGATTTCCAAAAAAGTGGGGAGATGTAGGAACTTGGTTTGAACCGAGTTATACTGAACTAAAGGAAAAAATGTTTGAGGTTTATAACAATCAAGATAAGGCAAGGGAGAAAGGGAAAAAAGCTAGTGTTTGGGTTGCTAAAAACTGGACTTATAGCAATACTGCAAGTAAGATTATTGAAAGGCTCAAAGTTTTAATTTAGTTTAAAGACTATGGAAACAATAACTAGAATAAGAAACTTAATAGGAGATAGCCATAAATCCGATGTTGTAACATTCGTTTCTGATGGTTCATCTTTAGTATACCAACTACCAAGAACAAGAATAAAAACAGGTTCTGTAGTCTCTACGCATGGGGACATTTCTACAGTAGACATTAATACAGGCTTGGTTACATTTGCTGATCCTATTGAGGAGTTTCAATCATTTCAGATCTCATTTTCTTATTCGTCTTTTACTAATGAGGAGATAGCTGAATATATAGGAATACATCATACTGTAAATAATACCTCTATTGAATTGCTTCAGATATTACTTGCTGATTCTGCCAGAAGATATGACTACTCTACTGGGTTGGAAAACTTTAAGCCGAGTCAGGTATTTGAGCATATTAAAGATCTGATTACCATGATTAAATCACAAGGATCAGGATTATCGAGCTATGGTGGTGCAGTTCAACAAGAGAGAACTAGTGAATATGGTATTTTAACTAATTTATATACAGACAATGAGCCGACTGAATATTGACCAGACCAAGGGAAGGATGGATGACATACAGAATGCTATAGATGATGATCCTAGAGAGATTTATATGATCGACTTGGATATAACTGGTAGTACGGATTTAATTAATAACACTAAACTTAAAAAGACAAGAATTTCTGGAACTATATATAAAGCATTTAGAAACTCTAGTAGATTTTCTATTGGTGGAGGTAAGGCAGTAAGTAGAGATATATACTGGCTTTTAACTAAGGATGTAGTTAATCCAAAATCATATATTGAGTGTGAAGGTAAAAAATATGATGTAGTTAAGATAGAACCAATTAGAGGAAATTATTTTAGAGTTGAATTATTATCTACTGAAGATGGCAAAAAAGTTAGAGGGTTTGTCTAATATAAAGACAAACATGGGAAAATATGGTGATATTACTTGGGAGCAAGGAGAGATTATTATGAGATCTTTAATGGCAGAAGCAGAAGGTTTTGCAGTCTTACATGCTCCTTGGACAGACAGAACAGGAATGGCTAGAAACAGTTTACAAAGTTATGTTTTTGCAGACAAGAAAACCATACTTGGAGTTTTGGCAATAGGTGTCTTTTATGGAAAATATCTTGAGCTAAGTAATGGAGGTAAGTATAGAATTATCAGACCGACTTTGAGAATTAGCCAACAATATTTAATGAGTAGATTTAAAAATATTAAATTACCTAGTAAATTATGAAGTACATACCAAAACTAATATATAACACACTAGCAGAGCATGATAATATGGTTAGGCTTTTAGCTGTTAATGAGCATTGGTCTGGTAATGGTGATATGAGACAAGAAAACTCTATAGTGTATGGAACTCAATTTGTTGGAAATTTAAAAGCACCTTTTGTTTTGTTTGACTTTGGAACAGTCCCTAGTCTGGGCAAAAGTAGAGTTGCACAAGTTTATATTAGGATATATGATGAAAGAGTAGGAAATGTCTTTAAACTATTTGAGTTGAAAGAGCTTGTTCGAGAAGCTCTTGCAGATAAGATACTCAGTATAATTGTTAATAAACAAAAATTCGAGTACCATTTTACGCAAACATTAGAGCAACCGATCAGAGAAGATGAAGCTCTAAATCTTAACTTCGTGGAAGTGGAATTCGATTGTTTAGTTGTTTAAATTTTTATATAACTTAAAATGGATCTAAATTATGTCGGAGCTGGTTTAGCTCTTGTAACTTTCAAGACAGCAGATGGTAACACTTTTACAGCCTATGGTTCTGTAACTGCTGAAGGTTCACCTGAATCTGAAGTTATTGAAATTAGAGGAGATGATCAAAAACTAGCAGAATTTGTAACAGAACAAAACGAGAGTATTAGCTTACAGTTCAATGCATTGACTTTCGATGTATTACAAGCTATTACTGGAAACAATTATGCTTCAAGTGCAGAAGGAATAGAAATCCCTGTAGGTACAGACTCAGAGCAGAATCCTCCTTATGTTGAGATAACAGCTAAATCTTTAGCTAGATCTGAAGGTGGAGATACTGGATATTTCTACAAGACATGGTACAAATGTCAGATAAAGAATCCTCAAATCTCACAATCACAAGGATCAGAATTAGCAGTAGAGATGGAAGGGTTAGCGTATAAAACAAGTACTGATGTAGAAGGCAATAGTTTATCTACAGCAAGAACAGCTCTTTGGAGATTTCAAGCAAATGCTTAATTCGTAATATTTTAGCTTTTAAAGTACGGAGATTATGGCAAATAGCCAATACCAGAAAAAAGCTGATTTAATCAATAATAAAAGTAAGATTAAAGACGCAGAAAATTTAATGGATGATAACCTCAAAAGGGCATCTATAAATGAACAGCCATCTAGTGCAGAGGAGTTTGCTAGTGCTTTCAAAAAACTTAATGAGGGATATGTGATTAGACTACCCAAACTGGGTTTAAATGTCGGTGTTAAACCTCCTAACTTTGTTAACATGTTCTTGTCTGGCAACATGCCATCAGGTTTATTAGAGATGGCACTCAGTTTAAAAGAGATTGCTCCTAAAAAAACAGTAGAGAGCATGACTAATAAAGAACTCAAGGATTTAAGTGAATTCTTGGATAGGTTCTTTTGTGATTCTGTATATTCCCCTAAATTCTCAATAAATCCACAAGAAGGAGAGTTGAGTGTTTACGATATTGATATTATGGATAAATTCTTTATTTTCGATCTTGTTAATAGTGGGGTTGAGAAAATGGAGTTTTTTCGTAAAGAGTCCAATAGCAAAAATGGTTGATATGGCTAGTAGGAGATATGGAAGAACTCCTAGCCAAATGATGGGACTTGTCGATAAGAACGGACAACCTGATCAATACTATGGTGTGCTTTTGGATATTGCTTTAGCATATAAATTTTCCCTTGAGGATAGAGATGAAAAGAATATGGATTTATTCCATGTAACACAGTATATTATTAGTGTAGGTAAGGGCATGGGAGTTAAGTACTCTAGTAAAAGCTCCAAACCACCAAAAAGAATGATACAAGCGATTAAGGAAGAATATGTAAAAAATAATAGTGACTATATACCTACTTTTGATGAGGTAAGAAACAGATTAAATATTAAGTAAAAAATTATGGCTGGATTTGCAGGACAACAGGTAAACTTAGGTTCTGCCTATGGTACTCTCGAACTAAGAAGTAAGATATCTGAGGGCTTAAAAGAAGCTGAGGCTGAATTAGCTAAAGCAGATAAAAGTTTTACTTCCAAGCTTGATAGTTTTGGTACTGGAGCAAGAAAAGCTGGAACAGCCTTAACTGCAGGACTAACAGTACCTATTGTAGGTGGTTTTGCACTTGCAGTTAAATCTGCTATCGGTTTTGAAGATACAATGGCTGATGTCGGAAAGACTACAGGATTATTAGGTGATGATTTAGAGGGATTGGGTGGTGATCTTAGGGAATTTTCCAGACAAACTAGAACTCCATTACAAGATATTGTAGACATAGCTATTGAAGCTGGTCGATTAGGCATAGGTAGTCAATTTATTAAAGAAGGTGATTTCGATAGTGCTAGAAAAGAAATACTAGAATTCACTAAAGCTACCGATCTGCTTGTTGTTGCTTTGGGTGATGAATTTGTTGGAGGTGCTGATGAGGCTACAAATAGAGTTGGTATTTTAAGAAATGTGCTAACAGATTTTAAGACTGATGATGTAGCAAGAGACATGGGAAATATAGCAAATGCTTTAAATGTATTAGCTGCCGATGGTCTTGCTAGTGCTGGAGGTATAACAGAATTCTCCAATAGAATATCTGGACTAGGTACTCCACTTGGTGTAACTGCTGGTCAGATATTTGGTTTATCTGCTTCACTCGAAGAAATGGGTATTGCTCAAGAGCGTGGAGGTACTGCCGTAACTAATCTATTTAAGATTATGGCTGAGGATTCTGCTGGTGTAGCAAAGACTTTGGGATTGCCTGTAAAAGAATTTACCAAACTGGTCAATGAAGATATGAACGGTGCTTTATTGCTTGTCTCTAAAACAGTATCAGAAAATGCTGATAGTAACGAAGCCCTTGCAGGTATGTTAGATGCTTTGGGAGTTTCTGGTATTGGTGTTACTGAAGTTCTGGCTAAACTTGGTCCTAATGTTGATAGGGTTTCCTATTTGCAGGATCTAGCTACTGAAGCCCTAACCAATCAGAATTCGATTTTGGATGAAAACGCAAGGAAACAAGCAACTACTCAAGCCAATATTGATAGACTCAAGAACTCATTTTCTGTAATTGCTGGAGTTATTGGTGATGAGTTTCTACCTGTCATGGTTGATATTATCGAGAAAGTAGAACCGATTATTACTAAGTTAATGGAAAAATTTGGACAACTTTCTGATAATAACAAAAAGCTTGTGGCTATTTTCCTATTGGTAGGAGTTGTCGTTGGACCAGTCTTAATTGCAATAGGCTTGTTAGCTAGTGGGATCGGTGTTGTTATCGGGGTAATATCTACACTCGCTCCAATTGTGGGTGTTTTAGCGGCAGCCTTTATATTCTTGATATATCCTTTAATTAATGTATTTAAGAAACTTAAAGAGAATGAGGACACGATTAAGCAATTTGTTGAAACTGCTAAAAAAGCTTTTACTGATTTTAAGAATAAAGCTAAAGAAGTTTGGGATGGTATTAAGGCTATATTTGATTTGATAACTACTGGAGATTATGCTGGTGCTATTTTTGATGCTTTTGGTTTGGCTGAGGATAATCCATTAATATTAAAGCTTATTGCATTCAGGGAATTCTTTGCTACTTTACCTGAAAACATAAGACAAAAATGGGAAGAAATCAAAACTGCTTTTAGTAATGGAGTTGAAGCAGTTGTCGGTTTTATGGTCGCATTACCTGGTAGATTATTAGAACTAATTAAGTTGGTTGTTTATAATTTTTTCTTCACCTTGGGTTTTTTATGGGTGTGGCTACCTGCTAAAACCTCGGAAGTGATCGAAAGTATGGTTATGTTCTTCTCTGAATTACCTGGAAAAATTCTAGCCTTCTTGGTTGAATTAAAAGATAGAGTAGTAGCAGAGATGATGGAATTAAAGACTAGAATAATTTTAGAGTTGATTGAGGTAGGAACTTGGTTATTAACTAACATTCCCATATACATTGATAATGTAGTCACATTCTTTTCCGAACTCCCTGGAAAGATTTATAAAGTATTGTCTGATCTCTATACAAGGGTTAAGGAAAGAGCTACTGCTACTGGGACGACATTCAGTAATACTCTTAATAGCTATGTGGATAGAGTCATTGCATTCTTCTCTCAACTACCTGGAAAAATTAGAGAATTTATAGACAAAATACCTGGGGCATTTAGAGAAGGACTCGATGGTATAGAGAAGGTGGTTATCGAATTTACAACTAAAGCCTTTAGCTGGGGAGTAAATCTTGTTAATTCATTAGTTAATGGAATTAAATCAGTAGCAGGGAATATTAAGAAAGCCTTTACTGATGGTATGGATGCAGCTAAAAATAGTCTTAAAGGAAATTCCCCTCCTAAGGAAGGACCATTTAAAAATATTGATATTTGGGGAAGAAATATAGGAGAAGCGTGGTCTGATGCCTTTACCTCTGGAGCTAGTAACATAAAGATACCTGACCTACCAAGTGGTAGTGTTATGTCTGGGGTAGTATCTTCTGTGCCTAAAAATTCAAGCTCTAGCATGGCTGGAAGCGTAGTAAATATTAATGTGGATGCTGGGCTATATGCAGGTACTCCACAACAAACTAGGGAGATAGCCAAGACCATCTTTGATGCTTTTAGCGATGTTGCTTTAGCCAAGGGTGTTAAATTAGATTTTTTAAAATTAGGTCAATGATAAACAGTCCATATTTAAGAAGGAATAGTGTTACAGAATTAGAGTTACCTCAAATACAGAATGATTATTCTCTTGATTCCTTTTATTCGGAAACTGATATTGAAACGCTCGATGGAACATTAAGAACGGATGTATCGTTTGTTAAGGATGGATTGATTATTAAGTATGATGCTGTTTTAAAAACTGATTTTATTGCGCTTTGGAACTTTATTAGGGATGCAGCACTTAACGCACAAAAGATGGAGTTTAAATTTGAAAAGTTATCTAATTACGAAAACTATACAGAAGTAAAAGCGAGGATTGGAAATCAATCAAGTTTTGTTGGAGGTTCTGGACTAACCACCTTTTATTATTCCTTTGATTTGATTATTAAAGATGTTTTAGCTCGATAATAAATGAGAACAGTAGATACAACCTTTACGGATATCAGCACAGCTAAGAACAGGCGTTTAGCATATTCAGTTAATATCGCATGGGAAAGAACCGAAAGCAACGATACGATTTTTGCAATAGTTGGCACTAGTCAAATTGATGGTGTGGATATTGTTAAGGGAGAAATTGGAGATCTTACTAGATTAGACATTTTTGGATATACAGAGGAAAGCGAGTATGCTCAGCATTTAGAATTTGAACAACAATTAATAGAGCCACTTGGAGGAGTATCTTATGCACAAGGAGCAGTTATTCTAGCTAATAGTGATGATCGCTTCCTACTTGGTGGTACTTCTGAGATAGCTAGTTACATTTTACCTAATAGACCGATTAAGCTTTTTATGGGTTTTGAATTTGGAGGATTACCAAAACTATTAACTAAAATTATGGGATTGACAAGACCACCTGAATTCAATACCGAGAAAACGCTTGTAACTATTAAGATTTTTGATTTTCTTGTATTTCTTCAAGATCTACCCATAGGGGAGGATGTTGTGTATATCAATCAGAGAAGTGATCAGATCATTGCCGATTTATTGGAAAACAAAGCAGGGTTTGCAAGTAGTCAGTTCGAATTAGATTTGGGTTTAAACACAATTGGTTTTGCACATTACACGAATGAAAAAAGCATAGCTAGTATTTTAAAAGAGATTTGTGAAGCAGAAGGAGGGTATATTTTTCAAGACGAAAACGGAGTAATTAGATTCTGGAATAGAAACAAATGGTTGGAATCGCCATACAATGAACCTGTAATAAGTATTGGTAAAAGTATGAATTCAGAGATTGAGGTTATTGATTGGATTCCTACTATTAATCGAGTTAGGGTAAAGAGTACAGCTAGACAAGTTCAAGCAGAAAGTGTTGTGTATGAAATAACAGCTCCTATTGAAATGAGTCCTTTGCAGACAATGGAGATATTTCCTAGTTTTGAAGATCCAGTAGCAGTAATGGAAAACATTGTGGTAGATGCAGTTGATGTTGATTCTGATTTTATTGCAAACTCTCAAAGCGATGGTTTGGGTACTGATAAAAGAGATGATGTGACTGTGAGTAGTTATAATTTTGTAACAGCAGCAAAGATAACTTTAGTCAATACCTTAAATGAAACAGTCTTTATAACTAAACTTCAGATTAGAGGACAGTTAGCTACAGAGTCTGTTCCAGAAATTGATGAAATATACGAAGATGAAGTCAGTCAGGCTAATTATGGAATAAAGGAAGTTATTATTGATAACAATAGTATCAATGATGCTGGTTTTGCTGCATACTTAGCTGAAGCAACTGTTAAAAAATACAGTTCACCATTACAACTGAAAAGAATTAAGATAAGAGCTTTGCCACAATTACAAGTGGGAGATTTAATTATGTTGTCAGAATAAAATGAGTACTAGAATTTATTTACAAAATGCGACAATTCCATATAATCCGAGTACGCTTAGAGGCACATGGAACGCTACTGGTTCTCCTGCTACTGGGAAGCTTGGCTTAGGTCCTGCTGGTAGTGCCACGACTGTTGTAAAGGCAGAAACATCTGCAACTAATAATTATGATGTATTGGCTGGTAAGTGGGTATCTGATCCTCTTGTTCTGGATACTATGTTAGTTGGTACTGCTTTTCTCATGATCGATTGTTTAGAAGCAAATGCTGATGCAAACGCTTATGTCAAATACCATGTATATGTAACAGAGGGGGATAGTGATAATGTTAGAGGAACTTTGATTGATAATGATATTTATGCATTTGAGATGGACACATCATTGGACACGAGGCAAACAGATTCTATTACTTATGGTCCAGTTGATGCTAGAGCAGGAGATAGAATTGTTGTTGAGCTTGGTGTGCATTTTGAAAATACCCATACAACTTCAAGGAATGTTACTTTTAATTATGGGAATTATGAATGGAATTCACCATATTTGTATTTAAGTCAAGAGGGTTTATTCTTACCACGAATAGAGTTTATTTCTCATGGTGGAGATGTTACTTATGAGAATGGTACGGAGCTGATAATAGACTACTCAATAGATGCCGATATTCAACAAATGATCGTTTTGGGAATTGCCACAAGAAGTAATGTTGCTATTAGTTCTGTTGTAATGGGTTCTCAGAATTTTACTAAACTTGCAGATCAAGCCCCTGGATCGGATATCCGTTGTGAAGTATGGTATCTTCATGATCCGACTGTAGGAACTGATCCTATTGTTATAACTGCTGCAAGTAGTACAACCATCTCAGCCACACTTTTTGAAATGAGGTATGTAGGTGCTTCTGTAGCTATTGGAAATGCTGTAGAGGCTGGTAGTTCTAGTGCTGTTACTAGTGCGACTGCAAATGTTGCGAATGGTACAGGAAAACTTGTTGTGAGTTTTCTAGCCCTTCAGTCTGCCAATGGAACAGGTATAGCAATTGATCAACGCTTAATGGATGCACTTGCTGAAAATGATGCTGCTATATATAGTGGTGTTAAAGCTGGGAATGGAACAACACCAGTTGACTGGGCTTTTTCCGCTAGTGATGCCTATGCCTTAATTGGTGCGACAATTACTGTAAGTCTGCCAAAAGTTTCTCAACTAATAGATGGTTTTAACGGTAGTGAACTGAGTCCTTCTTTATGGGATTTAGTGAATGCAGACCAGACAAGCATAGTAGATAGAAAATTGAAAATAGATACAGTATTGGCAGGAAATTATGCACTCATGGTAAGTGATGATATTTATGACTTTAACGACTCGTCAGTATTTATTAAGGTTGTAGATACAGGAGAGAAAGGATTGACTAGTTATGAGCTTTTTCCTATTCAAGTTTATGAGGATGAACAGAATGTTGTAGGATTTGGTATGTATGGTAATACAGTCAATTGTTTCAAACGAGTAGCAAATGTAACAACTGTAGAAGCAAGTGAGACTTATGATGAAACTTTACATATATGGTTTAGGCTCAGAGAAGCTAGTGGAACTACTTACTGGGAAAGATCGAGTGATGGTTTTACTTGGGTTGTTATGTACTCTGAAACTACTCCAATAAATCCAGATGAGGTGAATGTGTTGATTGGTTTGGGTACATGGCAGGAAGAACCTAGTACAACTTCTGCTTATCTGGATAATGTAAATGTCTTAGAATATCCTAAAATCGTAACATTGAGTGATAACTTTAATGATAATTCTCTCAATGTCTTAAAATGGGT